ATTGACTGGAAGAATACAGACGACAACTCTTATGATGGTGAAAAACTTTTACTTTTAGTACACGATGAATCAGGTAAGTGGCTTAAACCAAACAATATTCAGAACAACTGGCGTGTAACAAAAACTTGTTTAAGATTGGGTAGTAAGATAATCGGTAAGTGTATGATGGGGTCTACTTCAAATGCTCTAAGTAAAGGTGGTGAGAATTTTAAAAAATTATTTGAGGATTCAGATTTGAAGACTCGTAATGCAAATGGTCAAACTAAATCTGGACTGTATTCGCTTTTTATTCCAATGGAATGGAACATGGAAGGATTTATAGATAGGTTTGGTATGCCAGTGTTTAGAGCTCCAGATAAAAAAATAAAAGGTGTGGATGGTGAATGGATTACAAATGGAGCAATTGATTACTGGGAAGCAGAAGTAGATTCGTTAAGGAAAGATGCTGATGCTTTGAATGAATTTTACAGACAGTTTCCCAGAACAGAATCACACGCATTTAGAGATGAAAGTAAATCTTCTTTATTTAACCTTACTAAAATTTACCAGCAGATAGATTACAATGATTCACTTATTATGGAGCATCATGTAACTAGAGGTAGATTCTATTGGAAGGATGGTGTAAAAGATTCAGAGGTTATATGGACTCCTGACTCTAGGGGTAGATTTAAAGTTTCTTGGACACCTAAGAAAGGTCTTAATAATAGAAAAATTCAAAAGCATGGAATATTTTTTCCAGCCAATGAACATATAGGAGCGTTTGGTTGTGACTCTTATGATATATCTGGAACAGTTGGAGGTGGAGGTTCTAATGGAGCATTGCATGGTTTAACTAAATATAATATGGATGAAGCTCCAAGTAATGAGTTTTTCTTAGAATATGTAGCAAGGCCACAAACAGCGGAGATATTTTTTGAAGAAGTATTGATGGCTTGTGTGTTTTATGGTATGCCAATTCTTGTAGAGAATAATAAACCAAGGCTGTTGTATCATTTTAAAAACAGAGGTTATAGAGGGTTTAGTATGAATAGACCTGATAAGCATTACAATAAACTTTCAAAAACAGAAAAAGAACTTGGAGGCATACCAAATACTTCGGAGGATGTAAAACAATCACACGCTGCTGCCATAGAGTCTTATATAGAAAAGCATGTAGGTATAGATTTAGAAGGAGTTCATCGTGCTGGAGATGAGATGGGTAATGTTTATTTTACTAGAACTCTAGAAGACTGGGCTAGGTTTGATATTAGTGCAAGAACAAAGTTTGATGCAAGTATAAGTTCAGGGTTAGCTATTATGGCAAATCAAAAAAATGTGTACTTGCCCCAGAAAAAAGAATCAAAAATAAGTCTTAACTTTGCAACATATAATAATAAAGGAACATTAAGTGAATTAATTAGATGAAAGAGGTAAACATAAACATTTCATCTGTAGGATTCCCTAGTCAATTCGTATCTGATGCTGAGAAAGCAACTGATGAGTTTGGATTACAAATAGGACAGGCTATTCAATATGAATGGTTTCGTAAAGATTCTAACGGATGTAGATACTATAGTCAGTGGAGGGACTTTAACAGATTACGCCTATATGCAAGAGGTGAACAATCCATAGCAAAGTATAAAAATGAGTTAGCCGTTGACGGTGATTTATCTTATTTAAATTTAGACTGGACTCCAGTTCCTATTATTCCAAAGTTTGTAGACATCGTTGTAAACGGAATGTCTGATAGATTGTTTAAAGTAAAAGCCTACGCACAAGATGCATTATCTCAATCTAAAAGAAATAAGTATCAAGAAATGATTGAAGGTCAAATGGCTGCTAAAGATGTTTTATCAGTTATTCAGGAGGGGACAGGTTTTGACCCTTTTATAATGAACCCTGATGAATTACCAGCGAGCGACGAAGAGTTATCGCTTTATATGAATTTAAATTACAAACCAGCCATAGAGATTGCTGAAGAAGAGGCGATTGATACAATGTTTGCTGAAAATCATTACAATGATATACGTAAGCGATTAGATTACGATATGATGGTGACGGGTATGGCTGTAGCAAAACACCAGTTTCTTCCTGGTTCAGGTGTAGAGGTTTCTTATGTAGACCCTGCTAATGTAGTTTATAGTTATACAGAAGACCCTCATTTTAAAGATTGTTTTTATTGGGGTGAAATTAAAACAGTGCCAATTGCAGAGTTAATGAAAATTGACCCTACTCTTACAAATGATGATTTAGATACAATTTCTAAATACAGTCAGAGTTGGTATGATTACTTTAATACAGCACAGTTTTACGAAAACGATATATTCTATCGTGACACTTGTACGTTGATGTACTTTAATTATAAAACCACTAAGAAGATGGTTTATAAGAAAAAAGTAAAAGATAACGGAAATATTAGTATGATAGAAAAGGATGATGGATTTAATCCACCAGACGAAATGATGGAGGAAAATAATTTTGAAAAAATAGAAAAGACAATTGATGTTTGGTATGATGGTGTGATGGTGATGGGGACAAATATAATTTTAAAATGGGAGCTTGCTAAGAACATGGTAAGGCCTAAATCAGCTTCTCAACACGCTATTCCAAATTATGTGGCAGTTGCGCCGAGAATGTATAAAGGTGTGATTGAATCACTAGTAAGAAGAATGATTCCGTATGCTGATTTAATTCAGATGACTCATTTAAAATTACAACAAGTAATAGCTAGGACAGTTCCAGATGGTGTGTATATAGATGCAGATGGTTTAAACGAGGTAGACTTAGGGACGGGAGCAGCTTATAGTCCAGAAGACGCATTAAGACTTTATTTCCAAACAGGTTCTGTTATTGGTAGGAGTTACACTCAAGAAGGAGATTACAATCAAGGTAAAGTTCCAATACAACAACTTACAAGCAATTCAGGCGCTTCTAAAGCACAAATGCTTATTGGTAACCTAAATCATTATTTAGATATGATACGAGCTGTAACAGGCTTAAACGAAGCGAGAGACGGTACAATTGCTAACTCCGATGCTTTAGTGGGTGTTCAAAAGTTAGCAGCATTAAGTTCTAATACCGCTACTCGACATATATTAGATGGAAGTCTTTACATATATAGAACGTTAGCTGAGGCTTTAACTTACAGGGTAGCGGATATTTTAGAATACGCAGACTTTAAAGATGATTTTGTAAACAAAATAGGTAAATACAATGTTAGTATACTTGGAGAAATATCTGATTTATATATATATGACTTTGGAATCTTTATTGAGTTGTCTCCAGATGAAGAGCAAAAAGCAATGCTTGAGCAAAATATTCAAATGGCATTATCAAAAGGTGATATTAACCTTGAAGATGCTATTGATATCCGTGAAATTAAAAATCTTAAACTTGCGAATCAGTTGCTTAAAGTAAAACGTAAGGCTAAGCAAGAGGCTGACGATAAAAGAGAAATGCAGAAACAAGCTATCGTTTCACAACAACAATTACAGTCTCAACAAATGGCTGCACAAACAGCTATGCAGAAAATTGAAATGGAAACGCAGGCCAAAATGAAATACAGACAAGCAGATATTGCTTTTGAAATAGAAAAACAAAAAGCAGAAGCTCAATTAAAATCACAATTAATGCAACAAGAGTTTCAGTATAGCCTTCAACTACAGGGTATGACGCAAGAACAAATATCTGCTAGAGAAAATGAAAAAGAAAATGCTAAGAGTAATAGAATAAGTCAACAAAATTCACAACAGTCTGAGTTAATAAATCAGCGTAAGAATAATTTACCGCCTAAAAACTTTGAATCTAATGAAGATTCTTTAGATGGTTTCGATTTAGCTGAATTTGAACCTAGATAATGTGTTTATATTTTACGTAACTTTGCAATTAAATTAAATTAAATCAAATGGATATAAAAGTAAGAGAAGTGTCGGCTGAAGAAAAGTCGTCTCAAGAAATAGAACAAGAACTCCTTGATAAGCATGAGGAGAAGCAACAGTCAGAGACTGGGCAAGAAACTACAGAGGTTAAAGTTGAAGAACCTCAAGAAAATGTAGAAGTAAAAGAAGAAAATATACCAGAGGAAGCTCCTGTTGAGGAGGTTAAAGTAGAAGAACCTCCAGTAATGGAAACTCCATCTGAATTAAACGAAGACGAAGTTCTTTCATATATTGGAAAAAGATATGGTAAGGAAATTAATTCTATTGATGAATTAGTTAGCCAGCGTGAAGAAAGCGAACCGCTTCCTAATGACGTTGCTGCTTACCTAAAGTATAAAAAAGAAACTGGACGAGGATTTGAAGATTATGCAAGATTGCAAAAAGATTATTCAAATTTTAGTTCAGATGCTTTGCTTAGAGAGTATTATACAATAACTGAAGAAGGTTTAGACCCTGAAGACATAGATGATATGATGGATGAGTTTACAATTGATGAAGAAATTCATGAAGCTTCAGATATTAAAAAAATAAAACTAGCAAAGAAAAAAGAGATTGCTAAAGCTAAAAAGTTTTTACGTCAACAACAGGAACAATACAAACAGCCCCTTGAGTCAAGGGAAAGTTCTGCCTCTGAAAGTAACGAAGAGCTCATAGAATATAGGCAATATTTAGAGTCAGCTAAAACACAACAAGAAGATGCGTCTCAAAAACGTGAATGGTTTGTCAAAAAAAGTGATGAAGTATTCAGCTCCGAGTTTAAAGGTTTTAAATTCAAAATAGGAGAAGATGAGGTTGTATATTCACCAGGTAGTGCTTCTGAACTTAGAAAAGCTCAAGAGACTCCACTTAATTTTGTAAATAAATATTTGGATTCAAATGGGTTTATTAAAGATGCAGAAGGTTATCACAAGTCTTTAGCTGTTGCAATGAACCCTGAAAAGTTTGCACAGTTCTTTTATGAACAAGGCAAATCCCAGGCAACTGATGATGTAATACGTAAAACTAAAAATATAAATATGAGTGAGCGTAGTGCACCAGAGGTTTCTGTTAAATCAGGATTTCAAGTGAAAGCAGTTTCTCAGCCTTCGAGCAAAGGACTGCGAATTAAGAGTATTAAAAAAACATAATAATAATTTAAAATAATATAACATGGCAGGACAAGTAAAAGCAACGCCAACATTTGCGTTGACTCCGAGTTCAGAAAGAACTCCAACAGCCCAAAACTATATTGTAAATTTTGATTTCCTAAATCAGTATCTACCTGATACGTATGAAAAGGAATTTGAAAGATACGGTAATAGAACGATTTCTTCATTCCTTAGAATGGTAGGAGCGGAAATGCCTACAAACTCAGACCTTATCAAATGGGCAGAGCAAGGTAGGTTACACACGAAATATACAAGCGTAGGTACAGCTGCAGCACTAGCTGCTGACCAAGCTGTATTTCAGGTAAACGATGCAATCGACCCAGCAACTGCTGAGCAAGTAATCAGAGTAGGACAAACTATTGTAGTTGTTCAAAACGATGGTTCAGGTCTTAACAAAGCAGTAGTAAGCGCAGTAAACAATGCCGGTGGTGGTAAAGGACAGTTCACAGCTGACTTTTACGAAGCAGGTGGTTTAGTAACTGCAGGTACTGGTGTTGGTAACTCAGACGTTACAGTATTTATTTACGGTTCAGAATTTAAAAAAGGAACAGCAGGTATGGTAGGTTCATTAGAATCTAACGACTTCATTTTCGACAACAAGCCAATCATCATTAAAGATACTTACAACGTATCTGGTTCTGATATGGCACAAATCGGATGGGTAGAAGTAACTACTGAAGACGGTGCTACTGGTTACCTTTGGTATTTAAAGTCTGAGCACGAAACAAGATTAAGATTCGATGACTATTTAGAAACAGCTATGATTGAAGCTGTACCAGCTGAGCAAAACTCAGGTGCTGCTGCAATTTTAGGTAGCGCAGGTGGTGCTGCTAATCCAGGCGCAGGGTCTGATGGTATCTTCTATGCTGTTGCAAACAGAGGAAATATCTGGGACGGTGGTAACCCAACTACTTTAGCAGATTTCGATTCTATCATTAGTAGATTAGACAAACAAGGAGCTATTGAAGAAAATGTAATTTTCGCAAACAGACAATTCATTTTTGATATGGACGATATGTTAGCTGCTCAAAACTCTTATGGAGCGGGTGGTACTTCTTACGGTCTATTTGACAATGACGAAGATATGGCATTGAACTTAGGATTCTCTGGATTCAGAAGAGGATACGATTTCTATAAAACTGATTGGAAATACTTAAACGACCCTACAATGAGAGGTGGTTTACCATCAGGTGCAGGTTCAGGTAAAATCAATGGACTATTAGTTCCAGCTGGTTCTACAAGTGTTTATGACCAAATTCTTGGTAAAAACGCTAAGAGACCTTTCTTACATGTTAGATATAGAGCTTCAGAAACTGAAGACAGAAGATATAAGACTTGGATTACTGGCTCTGCTGGTGGTGCTGCAACGTCGGATATCGATAACATGCAAGTAAACTTCTTGTCTGAAAGAGCTGTATGTACTTTAGGTGCAAACAACTTCTTCTTATTTCAAGACTAGTAATTAATTTTAAGGGGCGTAGCAATATGCCCCTTTTTTAAATTTTAAATTAAATTAAATCAAATGAAAAAAGAAAATACAAGTCCTAAAACGGACACAGTAAAAATTACCCCTAAAAAATCTACACCTAAATTCGTAGATAAACAATATAAACTTACAAGAGAAACACCACCTTTATCTTTGATATTAGCATCAAGGCATACTACAAGGTTTCCGTTGTTATACTTTGATGAAGACACTGGTCTTAATAGACCTTTGAGATACGCCAGGAATCAAAACTCTCCATTCCAAGATGAGCAAGATGATAACGCTATCATTGAGCCTATTGTATTTGAAGATGGATTCTTACACGTTCCTAAAAATAATCAAGTCTTACAAAAATTCATGGACTTACATCCTGGAAAAGGAAGAGTGTTTACAGAAGTAAATAAAGCAAAAGAAGCTGCTGAGTTAGTAGAAGACTTAAACTTAGAAGTTGATGCTTTAATAGAAGCAAGGCAACTTACAGTAGAGCAAGTTGAAAATGTAGCTAGAGTGTTATTTCAAAAAGACGTTTCTAAAGTTACAACAGCTGAGCTTAGAAGAGATATTTTAATATTTGCAAAACAAAACCCAGGTGGTTTTATGAATTTATTAAAAGACCCTGCTCTTAAGTTTAACGCTACTATTCAAAACATATTAGATAAAAATCTAATACAACTTAGAAATAATAAGAAAGAAGTGTGGTTTAACACAGCGTCTAATAAAAAGAAGATGTGTAATATACCATACGGGGAAGACCCATTGTTCATTATAGCTTCATACTTTGAAAGCGATGATGGATTAGAGTCATATAAGCATTTAAAAGCGTTAGCAAAAAATTCGTAACTTTGTACTTTAATTTTAACTATTAATTTTTTTACAATGCAAAAATTTTTAAATATTCCAGTAACTAATGAGCAATACCAATTGGTAGCTATTAGTGATATTGTATTAATAGAGCAAGCATCTACTACTACAGTAACAATTACTTATGGTGGTGGTAAAGTAACTACTATTACTCACGCAACAGCAGCTGCGGGAGATGAAAAAGAAAGAGACACAATTGAAGGTGCAGTTGTAGCAGCATTAGCTACTTCTTGGACAAACCCAGCATATAACGTAGATAACCTACCTTATGCTGTAAGTGGAATTGCAGTCGCATAACGATTTAATCCTTCCTTTACTATCGACAGGAAAGCACCCGAATCAGGGTGCTTTTTTATTTTATGTATCTTTGTAAAAAGATTTTCAAATGATAAACTCTGTAAGAAATACTGTACTTGCTATTATCAATAAAAATAACTACGGATATATATCTCCAGGTGATTTTAATTTGTTTGCTAAACAAGCACAGCTAGATATATTTGATGAATATTTTATAAGATATAATCAGCAAATAAATGAAGAGAACGCAAGGATATCTGGGACAGGATATGCTGATATTAAAAAAGGATACGAAGAAGTTATAGATACTTTTTCTATCACATCATTCTTAACTCAAAAAACTCAAAAC